GAACAGCTTCCTCTTCCTTAACCGGAGTCTCCCTGGCCCCAACGGCCTCTTTAGCTCGGGCCAACACGGCTGCATTTGCCGCGTCGATGGAACTGAAGTATTTCTCTTCAAGCGCCGAAGCACGTTGCATGCGTTTTGTGAACGCACTTTGCATGCTCTTGTAAACACCCTTTAGCTCATCTGGAAGTTCTTCCGGGTTTCCATGCCAAAATTCATCGCTAGACTCTGGAGCGTCTTCCCCTGTAGCGAGGTTCTGCTCTTCGTCACCATGCACATCATCATTCTCATCCCCGGTCACATCAGAGTTATCCTCAAAAGGGATCTCTTCAGTGTTGTCGGTGATCGCCTCTGCTGTCATGGTTCCTCCATACGCTTGTTCGCGTTTCTGTAGTAGAAATTCACCTTAACCTTTTTGTCAAGTAGCATCACCCAATGGCTGACGAAACTACCAAAATCAAAGTATCAAATTCAAACATATCTGACTGGCTCACGAAAATAGAAGAGTCAGAAAGTGTGCTTGAAGAGAACCACCTTCCGTTCTGGCAGTCCATCCAGAGAGACTACGCCGGAAGTAGAAACAAAGACAGTGGCTCGGGCGGCATAGTCTACGCGGAAGAAGAGGGAGTCAACTTCAACTTCCTCCTATCTAACGCCAACACAATCCTCCCTGGGGTTATCTCTGCCAATCCGTATATCTACGTCAAGCCCAGAAGGCCGGGAGACAAGGACGCTGCGAGGATCGCAGAGACAGCACTGAACTACATCTGGAAAGAAATCCACGGCAGCAGAACAACAAAGCTGATTGTCCTAGACGCCATGCTGTTTGGGATCGGCTTCGCCAAGGTTGGATACGACGCAAGCGATTCTTTCTATACAGAAGAGGATTATGACAGCGGGCCAGAGAAGGCAGAGGATGAAGAGGCTGTAGCCATGACCGGCGAGGAGCACCGAAGGCTTCGGTCTCTTCTCGGCTCAGAGCTTCTCTCCTTCGATGAGGGCCCAAGCGACAACCCAACTGTTACTCGCGTTGCCCCGTGGGACCTGCTTATCCCGCCCGGATACACGGAGATAAACCAGTGCCCCTGGGTTTGTGAGCGAATGACCGTTCGCATTGATGACTTGCGAGAAGACTCACGGTTCGACGTTCCTGACGCGCTAGAGGCAGATGCGTGGCTCTCGGCTTCCGTTCCGGCATCGCTAAGCGGCGAGACAGCACGGAACAACCTAGCAACACCAGAAATTCCCCCCGAGTACGTGACCCTATACGAGCTTCGGTACTGGAAGAGCACCGGAAACGGAATCCGACGACATGTCATGTGGCTTGTCAGGAACCCAGGCTCTGGAGACGCGCAAGACTCTGTGCTTCGTCACATCGAAGATCCCATCGAGATGAAGGGCTATCCATACGAGCCTCTCAAGTTCGTCCAAGTCCCAAACGAGTTCTACAGCACACACGTTTCAGACCTCTCCAGCATCAAGGGCGTTGCAGACAGGCTCAACGAAGAGTGGGACTACATCCTTCGGCACCACAGGCTTTCGTCTGTTCGCAAGTTCGTTGCCGCGCCTGGTGCGCTTGAGTCTGGACAACTCGCTGCTCTGCTTGAGTCCAGTGACGACATGGCTGTTGCAGAGCTTCCAGCGAGCGTAGCCAGGATCCAAGACGCACTCATGCTTCTCCCAGAGGCCCCGCCGCCTAGCACAACGCCGATGGTTCTAAGTGGGCTCTCTAAGCTCATGTATGAAATCTCTGGCATTGACTCGTTCCAGCGCGGAGGTGCGAGCAGGAAGGGCACGACGGCGACAGAGGTTGCAATTGCGTCAGCCGCAACAAGGGGTCGCGTTGGTATGCGCCTAGAGGCAACAGAGGCGTTTGTGTCTGGGATCTCTAGAAAGATTCTGGCGATTATCCGCCAATACTGGGACGAGGTTAGATACCTTCGGATTGACGGAGATGACGGAGAAGACGAGTTCATCTCCTTCACCGCCTCAGACATCCAGGGCTACTTCGACGTAGACATCCAGGCGGGGTCAACGATTCCAACGGACCCTGCGGAAGAGCAGAGAGCCTTTATGGGGCTGCTGCAAACAATCCAGGGCGTTGTTTCCACGATGGCTCCAGTCGTTCAAAGCGGTCTTATGCCATCAGACTCGATACAGAAGTTCATCGACCAGGCTTTCCGCGTATGGAGGCAAGACAAGCGAGCCCTCGTTGGTCCACTATCTCAGCTTCAGGGCGCAGCCATGAGTGTTGGCGCTGCATCGCAGACAGCAGAGGGCGGTCCAGCCCAAGAGGAAAGCGTTAGAGATGTTGGTATGGGCGCTGAAGGACAGGCGCTAGCCGGAACTGGACCGAGAGAGGTGGCTCCATCGAGCCAAGAAGCAGTAATCAATAGATTTGGATAGAGGGGCGTATGCGTATTTACAACATGAAGTGCCTGCACTCGTTGTGCGGGCGAGCTTTTGACTGGCACACCAAGCCGGATATCTACGATGTCAGCAAGCGGAGCGACTTCAGGGAAGTCAGGTGCTGGCACTGTGGAAGGCTTGGGGCAAAGAGAGCGTGGACTCACGCCACCCCAGACCTCACGGTAAAGGGAACATGGGGGAAGCAGGCCAGCCCAGAGCTAAAGGGCAAAGACTTCTACGGCAAGGAAGAGCGCGACAGGCAGTTAGCCGTCGCCGGAACCAGCGTTATTGAGTCTGGTGACACAAAAGAGCCGATAAAGAAGAAGATAGGCCCGTCAGCAGAAACTCGGAGAGATGCCGCAAGGACAGCCATCGAGACCATGCTAGGAAAGCGCGGCCAGATGCAGCTAAAGGACATCATCAAAGAGACCGGGCTATCTAGCCACGCAGTTCACGACGTTATCTACAAAGACCCAGGACGCATCCACAAGACAGGGTGGGGAATCTACGGGCTTACCGGCGTCGAATACCGCGAAGAAGCTTCTGCTTCTTAATAGACTGCTTCTCGTACGTGTCCCAATCCTCAGAGGTCCACTTCCTGTGGTCTAGAGCCTTCTCCATGTCTACCTCTGTGGCGTTGATCTTGGTCATCCCGCCTGGAGTGTAGTGGGCGACAGCGGTGCAGATCATGGCAGCTACGCAGGCGTCGTCATGCTTTCCTGGGGGCGCTCCCATCTTCGCCTGTAGAGAGTCGATGCCGTCCTTGCTGTAAAGGACCGTGCGCGTGTACGCCTCCATCTCGTCTAGCACCTGGCGTGAGTGAATCTTCACATAGCCTTCTTTTATGGCTCGCTGCATAAGGCCAATCATGGCTGGCTTGGTCTTCTTTGTTGTATCCCACCCAAGCATGATCGTCGGACCCCCTAACGTGTCTGTTGTTACACGCCTGTAGAGGTTCCAGTATTTAGAGCGTTCAAGAAGAGCAATCAGTCCAGCGCCAAGTCCGGTTATCTCTGGGGCCAGGACAGCGTTCTTGTAGTGGAGAGCCATAAGCAGGCAAATGGGGGCTAGCTCGTCTAGCTCGATCTTCCCTCGCCACTCAGCAACCTGCTCAAGTGTGGCTAGATCGCACACGTACAGGTGATCCCAGTCTTTGCTGTTTGCCCCCTTGCTTACGTCAGCGCCAATGATGTAGCGACATCCAGACTCAGGGTGCTTCCAGATAGACAACCGACCAGAGCCGCGAGCAACCTCGTAGACCTCTGGCTTGTAGGTTGAGTACATGCGCTCTCTACCCAACGGGTAGTCGCTCTTATCTCTTATCTCGTACCAGCGATGCTCTGGGCAGATATTTGTGTCTGGCTTTCTAGCTCCAGAGTATGGGAGGCAGAGTTCACACCAGCACCCGTGGATCTCCCGCTGCTTCTTCAGGGAATCAAGGTCGAAGACAGGAGAGCCGGATGCGCTGAAAGCCTCTTGGTCTGTGCTTGGATACTCCTGATGAAACCGCTCTATAGAGCCGCCACACTTGGTAGCTATCGTTGCTCTGCGCCAGGACAGGTTTTGAAGTGTTATCCACTCGCCAAACTTGGCTAGAAGCTCTTGTTCTGCGGGGTCTAGCGAGGCAACGAACTCCGCTTCGCTGCATGAGAGAGCCTTCTCGTACTCTTCGACAATGAACCAGGGGGTGAAGTGTGCGTACCAGGCTGAGTCTACGTCGCCTGGATACTTCTCTTTCAGCGGCATCCACGGGTAGGTCTCGTCTTGCCACACCCTGGAGCTTAGATACATCGTGTGGTGGAAGTCGCCAGATCCGTTACAGGTGGATTCTGCGTAAGCAAACGTTCCTGGGCCGTCTGGCATCGACTGTAGGGTCGCCAGGAAATACTTCTCTGGCTGTTTATAGAAGGCTACCTCTGAGAAGTGAGCCAACCTGGCAGTCGTTCCGCGAGCGTCTTCTGCGCTCTTGGCCGTCATAACTGACAGCCTACTTCTCAGCCCAGACGGGCCACTGGGCGCTCGGAAGTCTAGCTCTGCCCTATTGTTGTACTTAGTGAGAGGCTGGAGGTTCTTGGGCAGGTTGTCATAGAACATCTTCGCCTTTGTAAAGATGCTGTGAACGGAGTGGTCTGCGTGAGCGGCGATAAGGGCGATTTCGTCGCGCTTTGTGATGCAGCGATGAAACATCCAGCCCTGGATGTGCGTACTACAGCCTGCCTGCCTTGCCTTGGCCTCCCATACACGGATGGGAACGTCGGCCTCTTCCATCTCGTCCAGCATCTTCTGGCGGATCTGCTGGCTCTTATTGAGCTTGAAAGGGAGAAGCTCTCCGCGCTTTGTCTGGATGAGAAGGTGCTTCTCAGCGAAGGAAGAGAAGTCTGTGTGATCGCCACACGTAAGCTCTAACTCAGCGACCTCTGCGAAGATTTTCTGCTGTTGTTTTTTTGCCACCCTGTCGCGCTTTCTTCATCCAGTATGGGACGTTCTTCTTTATCGTCCTGATGCTGTTCCTATGAATCATCCGACAGTGATACCGGCTGTTCTTTATCTTCCCCGGATAGACAACGTAAGCAACTCGCGTATCGGTAAGCCTGTCCACGAATAGCCTGACAGACTTTCTAGATATCCCAAGCTTCTCAGCAGCCGGTCTACAAGCCAGGTAGCCGTCCTTCGTCCCCTTCTCAAAAGCCTTAGTGGCTACATCGTCAAAGAAGACGACAGCCTTTGGCGGGATGGGCGGGCCGATAGTGTAAACACCGTCAGCCGCAACCCACCTATCGAGCGTATCCATAGACTCAAACCGCTGCTGTATCTCCCACTCATAGCGGTCGCTGTCTGTCTCAAACGTGGGAACGCTCCAGTCGCTTGCGTTCGTTGTACCTCTTGACTGCTTCAATGTGCTTACGCCTGCCCTCTTCTGTCTTTTGCCACTCGCAAGTGGCTTCTGAACAGCACTGCCTACACCACGAGTTCTTGCCTGTTTTCTTCCTTCGGGCAACACCAAAGGACTCAAGCGACAGTCGGCTTTCTCTACCAAGGCGCTCACAGCGCGGGCAGACCATGTGCGTCAAAGCCTCGTCAATAACGGGGGCTTTCTTTGAGTCCTCTTTGGATATGGCAGAGATGCACGAAGAACACCGAGACCTTCGCCCGTCCTTAGATCGAGCGTCCCTGTGAAAATCGTCTAGGGGGCGCGCTTTCTTACACAGGGAGCAGGCTTTCGCCGCATCCATCAGTATCTCTTCGTATAGCCAAGGGGTGTCAGAACCATCGACTTCT